TGGATTTCTTGTATGCAAGATCAGCACAAGTCTCTGCAGATTTAGAAATTTTCTTGGAATCAGTAGCGAGTTTGTGCGTTGATTCGGCAAGATGTTTGGAGGAGTCGGCAGATTCTTTAGCGGAGTCGGCAATAGCTTTCACAGATTGTTGAAAAGCATCATTGCTTTGTCGGCCGTAGAGATATCCTTTTCCAAGTTCTGTTATAGAGATACTTGAAACAACAGGAAAGTAATTGGTGTAGATAGTCATGTGTTCTTCGATAAGTTTGTAATGCACCAACTGAGATAAGCAATCTTCGGATAGTTCTGAAACATTAGTAACTAATGAGTTAGGCTGGGAACTTATGTATTTAAGAAGTTCGTAAGAGTCAGGGCTTAATAAAATCGAATTATCCATAAAAACTCCTTTGTATGTACTCAGCTCTAGCGGGAGCCTGTAAGAAAAGTATAGGAGAAGAAATAGAAAATAGCAAGCGAGGAGAGAAGAGATGAAAAGAAAAATAGATTGGGCATCGTTTCCAGAACGACACCCGTGGCTTCCAACAATTATTTCAATTATCGCATTAATCGCTGCATACACCAAAGGATAATGAAAGATAGGTGATAAGAGAATGAGTAAGAGATATGTCAACTATGATTTCTATGAAAATGGTATTGAAGAAAGTGTGAATGGAGAAAAAGTAAATCAAATTATTGAGGAAATCATAGAAATCATGCGAAAAAACAAAATAACAGTAGGTACTGCACGAACTATTTTAGAAGATACGATTTCCTCAATAACAAAAGACACAGTTATCACATAGAACGTTCTAACATTTCACGTAAGGTTTGGACTTCTCTTTCGGTTTCAGGAAGTGTATGCGAACTGTTTCGTGTTACCGGAATATGTATGTAGTTTTTTACATTTACAGTTATCTCCTCAGAATATGAGAGCTTTCCAAAAGAATATTTGATATTAAAACTCACATTATCAACAGGAAGTTTCGTCATGTCATATTCTAATAATTTTGATTGGCCGGGAGCAAGAATAATTCCTTCAACAAAATCAAATTGAGAACATAGAAGAGCAAATTTTTGAGTGGTTTCTTTCAAAATAGAATCATATTTAAAAGTGGTAATTTTAGCGGGAGATGCTCCAAAGTTCTTTAATACAAAGTAGCTAGTCTGTTCACAGACAGTAATGGAATCTATATACATAGAGACAATTGGCCTAGAAGCAGATTCTAACATTTTGGAGTTCTGATGCAAAGTTGCAAGAGAAATAACAATTGCGACAATGCTGACTACAAGAGAAGCAATGATTCCTAAAAGTTGAATTTGATCGGAAACAGGTAGGCTATTGTAAGAAACATATATAGCCTGGAAGAATGCTGGTATTAGTTTCATAAAAAACTCCTTTCTTTACATACTCAGCTCTGGCGGGAGCCTGTAAGGAAAGTATAGGAGAAAAAATAGAAAATAGCAACAAGTACAAACCGTAGCACATAAACTTTTCTAGGAGGTGATGCAGGTGATCGTAGAGATCAAAAAGACAGAAAGCGGATGCACATACAAATTTGATGATTCTGCTTATCTGGGGAAAAGCGAAAAAGAGCATGAAAAAGTGATCAATGATGTATCAACTATCATAAACGAACATCTGAGATCAAGAAAGGATAAAACCGCTTAGGCGGTGGAAAGAAGGACAAGCATGGAGGATTGTTGCTACTGTCAGCATAGAAACAGTTGTATGGAACGCAGTCGATGTTATCCGTGCACATCATACAAAAAGGAAGAAAGGAGAAAGACCACATATGGATTATCAGATGGACGAAAACACAGGAACTGGGCTGCTGCTCTGGGACATGGGAAGAAGCGGACGAGTACGCCAGGAAGAAGAACAAAGGAGATTACATCATATTAGAATGAGTCTTTGGCGAACAAGATTTATTACAGGGATAGGAATGCTTGTTGGACTCTTCTATGCTTCCGGAGCAGCAATTACATATTCCATATCAGTCAAAGTGCCAGGGTCAACGCTGGAGCGCGTCCTGATCGGACTGGCTGTATCAGCAAGCTTCTACGCGCTGAATTCGATTGCAAGGACACTGGAAAAACAGATAAAAAAATAACACTTCCGGAGGTAACGGAAGTGTTGAATGCAAGACTTTTGTCTCGCAGATATTAAAGACATTATTATCTTAACATCTATGGGGCAGGAAGTCAAGAAAAACGGGGATTCTGCCCCATTTTAACACTCGATTAAGATATTAAAGATAGAGGTACATGATGGCTACGAAGAGAGTAACACACACCTTCCGGAAGGGAGACATCCTGGAGGTAAAGGAATACCATGATGGCAGGTATGGAGCAAGAGGGCTACCAAGAGAAAAGAAGAGAAAGCCGACACCGGAGCAGATGGCAGTGGTGAATGCTATGAATAAGGCAGAGACAGCCAGACACAGATTGTTGGAGTACTTTGGAAAGGGGGACTACTTCCTGACGTTGACGTACAGAGTCGAGGCAAGACCTCCGGACATGGCGAAAGCAAAGAAGGATTTCACGAATCTGATAAGCAAGCTAAGGACAAGATACAAGAAAGAACAGATCGAATTGCGCTGGATCCGGAACATTGAGAAGGGAACCAAGGGAGCATGGCACGTTCACATGGTCATCACCGGATGCCGGGATACGATCCGCTGGGTAGAGGAATGTTGGCCACACGGTGGAATCTATGCAGAACAACTGGAGAAAAGCAAATACTACGAAGAGGATTTCTCACAGCTTGCATCCTACATCACCAAAAACGAGAAAGTAGGAGAAAAGAGAGAAGACGGAAAGAGGGACAAGCCAAGACTCAGCGAATCCAGTTACAGCACATCAAGGAATATGCCACTGAAACCACCAAAGAAGAAAAAACTGGCAAGATGGCCAAAAGAGATCAAACAGAAGAATGGCTATTACATTGCCAAGAGCTATGAAGGAATCAATCCGGCCACTGGGTTCAAGTACCGGAGATACACATTGATCCGGTTGAACAGGAGGATTTGAAGACATGAAGACAGTGAAAGTCTACATAGAGACAACCATCACAGGACCATGTGTCCGGGATGGGAAATATGGTGCAGCCTTAGTGTTTACTAAGCAAAACGGCGAAGTGAAGGAGCTGTTCGTACAGGGTGAAGAAACAGAGACAACCCATAACCGTAGTGTCCTGCTGGCAATGATCCGGGCATTCCAGAGATTCAGGGAGCCATGCCATATCATATTCTACACAAGGAATACATTTATCCGTGACATGGTTCAGGCAGACAATCCGGAAAAGTGGAGACGTGCAGAGTGGAGAAAGTCAGACGGAAAAGACATACAGAACAAGGAACTGTGGCAGTTGTTCCTGGAAGAAAGCAAAGAACATGAGATAGAGATCGTATACGAAGACAACAGTGAGTATAAAAGGATGCTTGAAGCGTACTTACAAGGAGAAGAGGTATAAAGATGTTTGAGAAGTTTGGAGAATTTGATTCTTATGAAGAAATCAACCGTGCTGCAAAAGCACAGTTGGAAGAAGGAGACCTGGAAGCAATCAGGACAATTGCAGAAGAGAACGGACTGGATCCGGAAGACGCAGAGGACTTTTGCACCGGTGCAATCGAGGAACTGACAACACCGAGTCTTGTGGCAATGGGAAAGCTGGAACTGGAAGCGAAAGATCTGAGGCTGACAGGAGCATTGAGAGATTGGACGGATTTTATCAAGCAGTTATGTTTAGAGGACGAAGAGATGGCTCTTGCAGTCAGAAGAAAAGGAAAGTCATTGAAAGACTGCATGGCTTTGGTCTTGAAGACGGCATTTAATGCCAAAGCACGGCTGGATGACAGGATCACAAAGGCAGCAGGACTGACACCACCGTTGTATATCAGCATACCAGGAAAGGCACAGATCAAAGAGATTGTGAGAGGGTATTATCTAGGTGAGAAGAAATGAGAGTGTACAAAGGTTTCAACGAAAAAATTCAGGCAAAACACGGAAAAGGGACATTCCAGTACGAGAAAGGGAAGACCTACAAAGAAGAGAAAAGCAAAACAAGATCAACTGGATTCCATGCGGCGGAGTATATCCTGGATTGCCTGCAGTGGTATCCGATCGATGGAAAGAACAAATTCTTCCTGTGCGAAGCTGGCGGGAGTATAGACGAAGAAGACGGATGTTCAATGGTCGTATCTACAGAGCTGACATTACTGAGAGAACTGACACTTATGGAGATTGCAATGGCGGCAATGGAATATATGATCATCCATCCAAAGAGGGCATGGGAGTCACAGCAAGGAACTGCTTTGGCAAGGAGAGATAAGGCGAAGGCAACAAAAGGTTGCAGGATAGCGATCGCAAGAGGAATTCGCCCAAAAGTAATGGGAGAATATGGAACCGTGATCGGACTGATCGTAGAGGACGAGAAAGGCAAACCAGTGGCAGCAGGCGTGAGGAATGTTGACGGAATACAAGCGAAAGCGCATCAGATCTATTCCATGACAGAAGAAAGAGAATGGGTGGAGGTGCAGAAATGAAACGAAAAGCGATTGAACGGATCAAACCAAAGAAACCGGAAGGAAAAGGACTTACAGCCACGCTGCAGGAGTTGGGGGAAATCCTGATCCTAAATATCTATCAGGCGAAGGAACTGCTGGTGCGGTACTGTATCAACTGTGAGACAGGGGAACATGAGTATTGGAAAGAGCAACATGGGTGGAGAAAAGGTGGCATCCTGAATGCACTGAACGAGGACTGGCGAGACTGGGAATGGAGAACATATGACGATGACGATTATCCGAAACTGCAGGAGAAAGACGCAAACAGGATCAAAGAATTGATTAGACACAGAGCGTGGAACAACAGCCCGTGGGAGAGAATCAATGGATTGGAACATAGCTATAACAGCGAGATCAGGGAAAGATGTGAAACAAACCGGAAAATGAAACTAATGAACCTAATGAGAAAAGTTCCAGGTCGTCCGAAGAATCTAAGAGAATGGTTCTTTGAACAGGCAGCAGGAGAGGATTACATGTTCCGGAACAGGGAAACGAAAGAATTTGTCTGTACGAACTGCGGGGAATCCAGCTGGCCGGAAGAAATCAAACGACAGGATGGAGAAAAGAAGATCCGGCACAATGATATGGTATTCTGTCCTTCCTGTGGAAAACTAGTGCAGGCAAAGACAAGAACAGACCATATCGAACAGAAATGGAAGAGCTGCTATCTCATCCAGCCGGTAGATGAAGATACAAGCGTGCTTCGGATTATAGAAACAAAGGTTGGATGGGACAATGGAAGACATTATGTAGAGCTTGGAGATGAAATCAGAATCTTATTGTACAAGGTCTACTCTAACAGAAAATTGAAGAAGACATACATGATCTATTATGAGGACTACAGGGATGGATGGACAAAAGGAAACAGGAAAAACCTAAGAGCAAGAGAAGGATACTTGTATCCGGGAGAATTCGGCCAGATATTAGACGGAACCACTTACAGCGAAGCAACGAAAGTCCTGGAGTATCTATCAAAGATAGGAAAGGAACTGAACTACAACAGACTTGTGGCAGGGACAGGACAGATGAAAGGATATGCACAGAAGATCGAGTACCTGGCAAAAGGACGCTTTTGGAATCTGCTGAGAGATACGATCGGCTGTACAAACTATCCGGGATATCCGACACAATACTATGGACCACTGGACATGAGAGAGGAAAGCATTGAGGGAATGTTCAGAATCCAAGACCGTCAGAAGATCAACCGGATCCGCGACGAACATGGTGGGAACAGAATGGTACGCTGGATGCAGTATTCGGACGAGGCAGGGCAGAAGATCTCGAAAGAGACGGTGCAGTGGATGATAAAGAATGAGATAGAACCGAGCGGTATCCGGGAACTGGAAAAATATATGAGTCCACAGAAAATCATGAACTACATCGAAAGGGAGAAAAAGGAACAATATGCAGGAATGACGGCAGAAGCCGTTCTTGAAGAATATAAAGACTATCTCAGTATGTGTGAAGCGTGTTGCAAAAATATGGCTGACGAGATGGTCTATCGTCCAAGAGAGCTAAAACGCAGACATGATGAAGTTGTTATAGACCAGCAGCAGATACAGATCTTGAAAGAACTGGAAAACAATGCA